GACCGACTCATCTGGCCCTGCGCTTAAGATCACACAGACCGGCACCGGCCCTGTGCTACGCGTGCAGGATGAAACAGATCCTGACGCAACGCCTTTTATTATTACAAGTTCAGGCTATGTAGGTATTGGAACTGTTGCCCCATCTGAAGCATTAGACATTGATAATGACGGCAAAATACAGCTTTCAGCGGCGGGTATAGCTCGCACAACCATCTCGGCAGATGCCAGCAATTCTATTTTTGCTGCCGCTGGCGCACGTAATTTTGTTATTAAAACAGCTAACGCCACACGTCAAACGATTGACGGCGTTGGCGATACGACGTTTACAGGTTCTGTCACTGCGACGACATTTTACGGTGACTGGGAAAACCTACCGGCGGGCACGGCAATGCTGTTCGTGCAGACGGCAGCTCCGACAGGCTGGACGAAATCCACAACCCATAATAACAAAGCGCTTCGTGTCGTGTCAGGCGCAGCGTCGTCAGGCGGCTCTGTTGCTTTTACGACAGCCTTTGCTTCACAGGCCGTTACCGGCACGGTCGCTAGTTATACGCTGACGACATCAGACATACCATCGCATAATCATAGCGCGTCAAGTTCTAGCTCTGTAAGCGATCCAGGCCACGCGCATAGCTATACTGGTGTATCCGGGTCAAATTCGTATAACGCAGGTACTGGCGGCAATTTTACGGTTCCTAACGCAGCCGGATTAACTACAGGCGGCGCAGGCACTGGCATTAGCGTTTCTACTTCGACATCTATCGGCAATACGGGTGGCGGCGGCGGCCACGCCCACGGCTTTAGCGCGCCGAGTATTAACCTTGCCGTTCAGTATGTAGACGTTATCATCGCAACGAAAGACTAAACATGGAGCTGAAGAACGGAACTTTTTGCCCTTTAATCAAGAAAGACTGCGTGCAACTAAAATGCGCGTGGTTCACACTGTTACGGGGCACAAACCCCAACACGGGCAAAGAGATAGACGAATGGATTTGCGCCGTAGCTGCGTTACCTATGTTGCAAATCGAAGTCGCCAAAGAAGTCCGTCAGGGCGCAGCGGCAACTGAGTCCTTCCGTAATGAGGTCGTCGGGGTAGCACAGGCACCAACAGTTAGATTTTTAAGTAACTCGTGATATAAAGAGGCATTATGGATCCGTTCACACTAGCCCTTTTAGGAAGCACCGCAGCAAGCGCGCTCAGTAGTGGGGCTGGCTATGCGGCTTCACAGCGTGCGGCTGGCACGCAGGCCCAAGCCGCTCAAACGGGCGGCATGTTGGGTTATATCGCTCAACAACAAGCGCTTGAGCAAGCGCGCCAGATGGCTGAGAAAGGCGCGGCTGCGAGCCGTGAATTTTACGGCAAAGGCACGGGCGACGTAAGAGAATTTTACGGCAAAGGCACGGGCGACGTAAGAGAATTTTACGGCAAAGGCGAAAGTGCTCTTACTGACTACTATGGTCGGGGTCGTGGGGATCTTCTAGGTCAGGCGCAGCGCGGCGAAGATATAGGTCGAGAGTTTTACGGGCGTGGCGTAGCAGCTCAAGAGCCTTATACGACCACAGGCGCTGGAGCGACTAATCAACTTGCGGCGTTATTTGCACCTGGCGGCGAATATACGCGCGAACCGACGCTTGAAGAACTTAAAATGGATCCTGGCTATGCCTTCCGCACACAGGAAGGTTTACGCGCGCTGTCGGCTCTTCAAGGCGCTTCAGGGCTGCGCGGATCAGGCGCGGCGATGAAAGCAAGTATTCGATACGGTCAAGAGGCTGGTAGTCAAGAATATCAAAGCGCTTATAATCGTTTCATGGCTAATCGTCTTGCGGCTACGCAAGGGCTTGAAAATATTGCTGGTAGAGGCGCAGGTGCTGCGGGCACAGTATCACAGTTAGCAGGCACGACAGGGGGCCAACTGTCGGGCAATAGATTTAACGTCGGATCTAATCTCGGCCAAGCGGCTTTGACGACGGGCGGTAATATTGGTCAGGGCGCGTTTAGCACGGGCGCTAACTTAGGCCAAGCTGCGTCTACAACGGGCGCTAATCTTGGTAATCTAGCCTCTAACGCTGGCGGCACTGTATCTGGCGCGTATACAGGGCTTGCAAGTCCTCAGATGACGGCTTTAGCGGTTGCTAACCCTTATGCGTCGGCTATTGAGAACGTAGGACAAGCACGCGCTTCAGGTTACATGGGCGGCGCATCGGCGCTGCAAGGCGCGCTACAGACGCCAGCCAATGCTATGTTGGCTTACGGCATGGCGGATCGTTTTGCGCCTCAAGGCAGATCTTCCATATACGCTAACCAAGCAGGATATCTAAACGGTATGCCATCTTATGCCGCTGGATTTAGCCCTGGTTTTCAAGGTGCGCCAACAGCCTATAGGTATTAATTATGCCAGTTGATTACACGATAGCTTCGCGCAACGCCCTAGCGAACACGCCCACTGACTTTACGAACATGCTGGCGCAATACCAGATGATGGGCGCTCGCGCTCAACAGCAACAGTTAGCGCAGATGCAGATGGATGAGTATGCTCGCAAGGCGCAAGCAGAACAAGCGTTGCGGGGGCTAACGCCAAATTTTGATGATCCAAGATTTGCACAACAGGTATTTCAATACGATCCTGACTTCTCGCGTAATCTTTATTTAGCGCGCCTCAGAGGCCAAGCTGAGAAAGCCAGCACCGGCTATTCGCAAGCACAGACAGCTACTGAACGCGCATTGATGGATCCGCGAGTGCAAAAAGTGACCGCCGAAGGCCGCGAAGCTACCGCTAAAGCTGGCGTTGAAGAGTCAAAACTTGGCCGCGATCTTTTACGCGGCGCTTACTTAGCGCATAGCCCGCAACGCCCTGGCGCGTTTGAACAAGAATACGCTAAGATCTTTCCTGAGTTACCTGAGTCAATGCAGCGCAAACTTGGGCCTAGACCAACTGTTGCTGACCTTGAGCCATACCTTGTAAGCGGCGAAGAGTTTACGGAAAAACGTAAGCCGCGAACAGCTAAAGCTGAAGAAATGATTATAGAAGGCACTGGACGGCCAAACGAATATGTCCGGCAACAACCTACGTTTATGCCGCCTAATGCTATGGTCACTAATCAGCCTGCGTTAAATACGTTTGCTACACAAGGACGTATGCCACCAAGCACTGACCAAATGAACGCGCCGCTGTCTCCGCAAGAGCAGATCATCCAGCGCGATATAAAACGTAGTTCAATGCTGAACCAAGTTCCGCCAGAAGATCGTCCTCGCGTTCAATCGCAGCTTGATCTTTACGAGACTGTTGACGCCGCGAATCGTGGGCTTGATCGTCTGGCTACGGCTGGCGGTATTCCTGTAGCGGGTCAGACAACGGCGCAGAATTGGAAAGCCAAACTAAGAACATCGGGTGCCGGTTTGGCGCTCGGCAATATGTCTGACACGCAAGTAGCGGAAGAATATAATAATCTTAGAACCATATCTGGCGTTATTCGTCAGCGCTTTGCCGGTGCTATTGGTCTTACGGCACGTCAAATGGATGCGGCTAAAGAAGCTGAACAGCTAGAAAAGATTCTTGGGTCAAATCCAAGCGCCGAAGGTTTAGCGTCTGCAAAACGACGACTCAATACCATTAATGAGCTGCTTGGAACGGGCGAGAAATCGGCGTTTGAGAGTCCGCGTCCGTCACGCGGTAAGGCTGGCGAATCCACGCCGAAGCCTCTAAAAGGCGATGAAACTATTGACTTTGGGGATATGCCCTAATGGATGTCCGGCTTCCTAATGGCACCGTTATCAAGAATGTGCCTGAAGGCACGACTAAAGCGCAGCTTATAGAAAAGCTGCGCGCTAGTAACTATGACGTTAGCGGGCTTGAACAAGCCGTTAAACCTGAAGTCACAGGTGAAGTAGGATTTTTAGATAAGGCTTACCGCGCTGCGGAGCCGGTGGGTAAGAAACTTGTTAATGTTGCTGAAAGACTAGCCATTTCTCCCGAAGAATTTGTCGGTGGTATGGGCGAAGCTATAGAAAATATACCTGAAAGCGCCGTAGGACTTGGTGCAAAAGGATATGATATAGCTGAAGGGCTTATTGGACTTACAACGCCGGAGGGCCGCGCAGCCGCGTTGAAAGGAATACAACAAATTCCTTCAGCCGTATCGCGTGAAATAAACCGCGCTGTTATGAGTCCCGTTGAGGCTATTGAACGCGGCGGGAGATTTGCTAAACAAGATCCTTTTGGTGCGTTGGCGGGCGTGTCGGCTCTCACAGGAGGTATCGGGGGCTTATCTGGTAGCGGCGCGCTATCAACAATGTCTCGGTTAACAAGCCCTGCGGCCCTTCCTGAGTTAGCTGCTAGAGGTATTGGCGCAGGCGTAGAGCGCGCGGCCCCATCCATGCTCGCGCCGTTTAATCAAGGAATGGCCGAGCGTGTTGTAGAGAACCAGTTCCTTGGCGACATAATGACAGACCCTAACGCTGTTGCGGCGGCGGCTAGGGCTAATGTCCCAGTGACGCCAGGTGCTCCAACAGCCACAGTAGCGCAGCGTTTAGCTGAAGCTGGTCAGTATGAGCCGCGTCTTGCAGCAAGAGAGGCAAGCCTTTCTACGGTTTCTTCGCCAGCGGGGCGGGAAGCGTTAGTAGCGCAGCAAACACGTTTGCAGGCTATTCAAGATCAGCTTGGACGCATCGACGCGCAGATACAGCAACAAGGCATGGCGATGTCGCCGCAAGCGCGGGCGCAGTTAAGCGAGACGCGCAATCAGTTACTGCGACAATACGCGGCTGAACAGCAAGCGACAGAACAAGCGCTTGGCGCTACGGGCGAGATGCTGCCTGCTACGGGTCAGATTGCGCCAGGTGAAGCGCTAAGTCAGCGTCTGGGTGAGACACGCGACGCTTTTCGTGAACAGCGCATTACACCGCTGTATGAAGACGCTTTTAGAACGGCGGGCAACAGACGCATTGATACACAGGGTGTTATACAAGCCGCTGAAAATATTCTTGGTGGTCGGTTAGCTGACGTGCCGTTAGGCGTGGCTACACGAACTGTCAGAGATCTTAACGATCTGCAACGCGGCGCTACTTTGCGTGAGCTAGACCGCGTTCGTAAGTCGGTTAACAAAGATATTGCCGCTGCTCAAGCTGCCGGTAGACCGATGGGCGATCTATATGAGCTGCACGGCGCTATTGATACTGCCGTCAGAGACACCCGCGCCATACCTGAACGCGCTAAGTTTGAATACGCAAACGCCCTAGAGACATATCGTCAGGAGTTTGTGCCGCGCTTTAGGCAGGGTATTGTCACGGACATCTTACGCACGACAAAGAAGAATCAAAGCGGTCTTTTACCTAGTAAGACTGTCGATACATTCTTAGCTAATGAAGATAATGCCGCGCAGTTTGCTACAACATTTGGTAACGACGCTGTAGCGCGTCAGGCCATGACAAGCGGCCTTCAGGATCTAGCCCGCGCTGAAGCTGTTAACTCAACGACAGGCGCTATCATGCCTGAAGCTATAGATAAGTTTGTAGCGTCTAAGGCACGTCAATTAGAGATCATGGGCATAGACGCTAATCAAGTGTTCGGCCCTGTTCGCGCGGAAGCGCAGCGGTTGATGACTGGCCTAGAAGATCTTACTGCTAACGCGGCTAGAGTTCGCGGCTACGCGGACGCTAAAGCTCTTACAACTGCGGCGCTTGGCGATAAACGTCTGATGGGCGACTTGACGCAGCGTCTGGAGGGGCCAGCTCGCGAAGCGTTTAATAAAGAGATAACAGACCGCGCTATTGGATTTATAGCCAATAAGACGCCTGACGCAGCAATGAAATACTTACGCGACAATAACGATACGATCCGCATGGCGATTGGTCGTGACAGTTATATGCGTCTGACAAATTTAGCGGCTAATCAAAAAGCGCTTGACGAAGTTGCTAAGTCTGCACCTAAACCTAAAGGCGATATGATCGTAATGTTGTCGGGCAATTTCCCGCAAGAGGCGTTAACGGATCTTAAAGTTGTTGCGAATGAATTAGCCCGCATGGAAAAGGCGGAAAATCTAGCTGACGTAACACCTAAACCATCGGCGTTTGAGGCTGTTACCGAAGAAGCTAAACAAAAAGGCGTTCCTCGTAAGGCGTTTGCTGGCTTCTTAGATCGCCGCGCTACGATGATGGAAAAGATTTACTCTGCGTTCCAGAATTTTGCAGACCGTAAAACATCGGCAATCATAGCGGACGCCATGATTAATAACCCAGATCGTTTTGCGGACATGGTTGACCGCGCGGCTGCACGCGCCGCTCAGAAGGCCGCTCCTAAACCGCCTGAATCTGCTAGACGCACTTTAGGCCGCGCCGCCATTACGGGGGCAGTAACAACACAAAATGCGTTATACCCCGAAAACCGAAATGCGATGGCGAGATGACACCAATGGCTGAATATCAAGTGTTTTTTGATGTCGCCGTTGGAATCATCGGCGTCCTAGGCGGATGGGTATTGAATACCGTCTGGGGCGCTGTCAAAGATTTGCAAGAAGCCGATAAGGATCTGGCCGATAAGGTCGCCGCTATCGAGGTTCTTGTAGCAGGGCGCTACGTTACCCGCGATGAATTTAATTCAGCGTTAGGCCAAGTGTTCGCAAAACTTGACACCATTCGAGATCTTGTAAGCCAGAAAGCAGACCGGCGATGAAAGAGAACTATCCACAGGCGCTTAAGCAGGTTCTCAAATATGAGGGCGGCTACGTTGACCATCCAAAAGATCCAGGCGGCCCGACGAATAAGGGCGTTACGCAAGCGGTCTATGACAGTTGGCGTAAATCACAGAATCTCCCAACGCAGAGCGTGCGCGCTATTGCTGATTCGGAAGTTGCGGCGATTTACAAGAACCTCTATTGGGATCGTGTTTCTGGAGATAATTTGCCCGACGGCGTTGATTTTGCTGTGTTCGACTTTGCTGTGAACAGCGGCGTATCGCGAGCAGCTAAATATCTTCAAGCTGTTGTCGGCGTTACGCAGGACGGTCAGATCGGCCCTGCAACAATCCAAGCCACCAAGACCTACGTCGCTATGGCCGTCACGAACAAACGTCTGGCGTTTATGCAGTCGCTGTCGATCTGGTCTACGTTTGGCAAAGGCTGGTCTGCGCGTATTGCAGACGTTAAAGCGCAGATCATAGCGCTTGTTAAATAGAATCATTGTCGCTCTTACGGCGTCATATGTTGCGAAACTAGCATTTATGCTTGGCATTTATTTTAGAGGAGCACTCGAATGATTAAGAATTGGAAAACCACCATCCCTGGCGTCCTCACTCTCGTTGGTGTCCTCTTCAACGCTTGGCAGACCAAGACGCTCGACTGGCCTTCGCTTCAAGCGGCGTTGATTGCTATTGGTCTGATCGGCGCTAAAGACTTTAACGTCACGGGCGCATGACAACTGCAATCTTAGTCGGCATACTTTTACTTGTGCTTTACGGCGCAGCTAAGATTCTTATGGCCGACGCTTATGATCGTGGGCGGCGTGAGGAAGTCACACGTCGTATGGATCTGCAAGCCAAACTGAAAGCGCAACAGACCAATGTCGTTATGGCTCCAAAAACCGTGGACGATACTATTTCTGATCTTGACAACGGCACTTTCTAGCTGCCAGTCAACGAGCGGCGGATCGTGTCCGCCACTCGCTCAATATTCAGTCGCTCAACAGCGCGCCGTTGCCGCTGAACTTCGGCGGCTCCGTGGATCCGAAACGGCTCAGTTTATCGTCGATTACGGCAAGCTCCGCGCGGCGTGCAGGCTTTAGATCTTCTTTCTTAGCGGGCTTCAGATCGGCGCGCTTCTTATAGCCAATGCCGGAACCTTCTTTCTGGGTCACATAGTCATTGGCGAACATCGCCGCAAACGCTTCGTAGTTCATTGCATCTAAACGGCTGTCGATATGCGTCGGGCTGCTAAACGCTCTTGCGTTCTTAACGCAGACCATGATGATTGCTACCTCAAAGGGGTGAATATCGCGGCCCAAACGCAAAGATGCCAGATCAGCAATAAGCTGAAAATTATCTTCAATTCCACCGTAGTCAGCCCCTCGCTCGCCGATTATTTCGCTTGCCTGTTGTAGTAGATCGTGCGGATTCATCAATTTCCCCTAATAGTTCGGCTCGCTCACGCAACATTCGCAACGTCGTGTAACGCTGATGCAAACGTATAATGACCGTAGACCGCCGAGCGTTCTTGCGCTCGTCACC